CCGATGATAAAGTTGAAGTGGCGTTGTTTGAACGAGCGTGCGGTTATTCTCACCCCGAAGATAAGATATTCTGCGAGGGGGGCAAGGTAACCATCGTCCCTACAATCCATCATTATCCGCCAGATGCGACTTCAATGATTTTCTGGCTTAAGAATAGACAGCCGGACAAGTGGAGCGACAGAACCCACGTTGATTTGGGTTTATCCGAGAACCTTGTGGAGAAATTAAAAGATGTTTCAGTGCAGGAGCTTTTAGCCAAAGCCAATGAACTTATTGGAAAATCCAGTAAACCTTAGTAAAGAAAACGAAGCAGAGTTAAGATTAGTCTGCGCCGAATTAGAACACCGGCGCAAGGTTAACCCTCTTTTATTCTATCAACATTTGCCTGCCCCAAGCCTTCAGGGGGCCTTTCATAACGACCCAAGCAGGACAAAGTGTTTGTTCGGGGCGAACCGAGCGGGCAAGACCGAAGAGGCGGCGGAATACAGTATCGTTAAAGCATTGGCTAAGCCTAAACAGCGCATCTGGGCCTGCGCGGAAACTTTCTCTGACTCTGTAAGTATTCAACAACGCAAGGTTTGGGAGATAGTGCCAAAGCACCAGATTGCTTATGGTTCATACGATGACATCAATGGCTTTCCTAACCGCAAGTTGAAGCTAAAGAACGGAAGTCTTATTGTGTTCAAAAGTTACGACCAGGGTTCGGAGTCTTTTGCCCAGGATGATATTGACTTGATATGGAACGACGAAGAGCCGCCCTACAACATCTACAAAGAGCAGCGAATGAGGTTGATTGATAGAAATGGCGAGATGATTATTACGATGACCTCGGTTAAGGGAGTTACCGACTTGATAGCCGACATCTTTGAGGACTGCGACGTTATCCAATTACGACATAGCGATATTCTGAACGAGGACTTGCCAGTAATAGCCGAGAAGAACGGCATCAAGTTTTATATGCTCTGGTCAATTGACAATCCTTTCATTGACCAAGACAGGTTAAGGCACGAGCTAAAGTTTATGACAAGGGATGAAATTAAGTCCAGAGGACACGGTATTCCCGTCAATCTGTCTGGCAAAATCTATCCGGCCTTCAGCAAGAACGTCCACGTCATCCCCTTTGAGCAAGCACCTTTATCCAACGTTCAGTTATACCATATCCTTGACCCGCACGACCGGAAGCCTTGGGCGATGAAGTGGATTATCCTGCACAAGACCGGCACGGCCTACTGCGTCGACGAGTATCCGAACCGCGACTTTAATGAGATGACCTCGGACGCCAAGACCTACCAACAGTATGTTGACTTGATTCACGAGAAGGAAGACGCCTTGTATGACATCTACGGCAAGGAGGTCTTCAAGCGCATCATCGACCCTAACTTCGGCAGTAAGACCATCCGCCTTGCCGAGAAGGTAGACGAACGAGCGCACACTACGCCGAAGGAAGAGTTAGAGAAGCGCGGGTTAAAGTTCCACGATGGCTTGGACAGCCTTGAGGACGGGCATTTGAAGGTCAGAGAAATGTTGCATTATGAAATCAAGGACGGGGAGATAGTCGTTCAGCCCAATTATTTTATCACTGATAACTGCTTTAATTCCATCAAGCATTTGAGCCGTTACTCACGCAAGGACATCACCACCGCGGACGGCGACGTGAAGGACAAGGTCAAGGTGCAGGAGAAATACAAGGACTTCTGCGACTTGGACAGATATTTTTGGATGAGCCGCCCAGTTTTTTTTGAATCTCTTATAACTTTTAAACCAGAAACTCAAAAGGTTTATTGATGATAAATAAATTTTGTCTTAGGAAGGGCATAAACTTATGTTTTGGTCAAGCCCTAAGATTACTAAAAGAGAGGACTGACGGTGGAGATAAATAGAATGTTGGAATTAAGGACAAAATTACATCAACATAAAACTAACACCGAACTATTGTTTCAAAAGGCGTTAATAGAATCATTGAAAGATGAACAAAAGAGATTCAGATTTCCATTGCTTATTACTCAGGCGATTATTGGATGGTATATTGTTGATTTTCTTCTTCCTCATAAACGGTTAATTATAGAATTAGATGGAAAGCAACATTTTTCATTAAGTGGAAGAACGGATGATATTATTAGAGATGGTTATCTTAAGAAAATAGGATTTGATATATTAAGATATTCTAATACTGAAGTTAAGCAAAATATAGACGAGATTATAGAGTATATAAATTTATGGGCATCTCTCGAAAGTCCATTAGGTAATATGTATAAAGTTAAAAAGATTATAAAAACTCAGAGAATACTTAAAGAGACAGGAAAACTTGAACGAATCGTTAAGGAAAAAGAGTTTAATCCGTCCCTATGTTAAAAGTATATAATAAGAAACACTTAATATAAGTTTACTAAGGAGGATTAATGGGCGATAATGGTGGATTACAGGGAAATCTAGGCGGAGAATTACAAAAGACCCCAGAGCAGTTAAAGCTTGAGCGAGCCGAGCGCTTTGCTAAAGACCCCGAGACCTTCATTGAAATCAGCGAGCTGGTCTGCGCCGTCTTGCGTAACCCTAAGTCGCAGTTAGGCATCTCGGTGATGGTGGGTGTGTCTAGGAGGAGCGAATTAAACATCGCTCAAGTGGAACTGAACCACATCATCGACGCCACCCGCAGGCAGATGGACAGGGACGCACAGGAAGCAACTCAAGGTAAGATTGTCCCTGCCAAGCACGGGATGTTGAACTTCGCGAGAAGGAGGAATTGATGCCTGAAGATTTTAATAAATGTGTCGCTGAGGGTGGTCGGGTGAGAACCAAAGTGTTAAAGGGTGGCAAGTATATGCATATCTGTTTTCTTAAAGGGAAGTCGTATGCAGGTGAGGTAAAGAAAAGTGAAAAGAAAAGTAAATCTTAAAAAAGCATTGAAGAATATAGACAAAGTCGGCGAGCGATTGTCCGGCGTCAAGTTAAGCAAAGACCCGAAGAGAGCTGAGTTGGAATTAGAATTATTGGGTGTTGCTACACGTTGTAAGAAGGAAGGAATAACGAGTGCCTAAACCCATCGAGAAGGTCAAGCCCGAGGACGAGAAGCAGGTAACCAAGGAAGTCAAGACCGAGGTAAAGTTTGAAGAAAAATCCTCCGCCTTCACCAAGGCCGAGCGGAATGAGATTGTGCAGATGGTTCTTGACGACATTGCCTATGGCGAGAAGATACAGGAGAGCTACATCGCCCAGAAGATTAAAGACTTACAGCACTACCACGGGGCAAAGCCTTCAGTCTTAGAGTCGTTAGAGAAAAAGCCGTGGATGTCAGATAGAAATCTTGGCTTAGCCCGGGCCGTTGCCGATACTTACCAAGCCGTCTTATTGACAACCTGCTGGAATCCCGACTCAATTAATTTTATAGCCACCCGTGTCAACGAGATTGACAACCGCACTAACCAAGAGAAGTTCACCAAGTGGGGGATGGGCAAGCAGGAGGCGAACGCCTTCCCGGAAGTCGATGGCTTCATCCATAACCGTATCGTGTCCGGTTCATCGTTCTTTAAAGTCTACCGCAAGGTCTGGGAGGAGTGGGTGGACAAGCGCATCCCCGTCAAGAACAAAAAGGGTGACACGATTAAATACGACATCAAGACCGAGAAGGTCAAATTTATTAAGGGCATCATCGAGAACGTCGCGGACATTGACGACATCCTGATGCCGGAGTATGGCAAGGACATTCAAGAGCTTCCGTTCTTCGTTCATATCCTGCATTTAGACGGCGAGAAGGTTTTAGATTACTTAAAGCGCAAGGTCTTCGTGCCGGAGGATTCAAAAACTTACAAAGAAAAACTTCATAACCACGCCTATCGAAAAAAACAGGAGACGTTGGGCGAGCAGAAGCTTATTGACTTAGGCATCACGCCTGAAAGCATCAGCGACACCGATGTAAGGCGTCTGTCGATCGACGTTTACGAGTGGTATGGCTATTACACCAAGGGTGGCCGCAACGAGCGATTCCAGTTCCTCGTGGACAAAGAAAACCGAGAGTTGCTCAAGGGGAAACCGGTAAGGGAAATCAACCGCTCCGGCAAGATACCGTTCACAGGTGGGGCATTATACAAAGAGCCTGGGCAGATTCGTGGCGTGTCCTTACTGGAGGTCATCGCCCCCATCATCAATGCCTTCAACAACGTCTACAATCAAAAATCAGATTTTCAGTATGTTACCAACTGTCCCTTTGGGTTCTTCAAGCCGGAGGAAGGCTACACCAAGGCGAAGTATGAACTTGAGCCGTTGATAATGTATCCGGTGGACGACCCGAGCAAGATTAACTTTCCGAACATCCAACGGTCGATGGCGTGGGCAGAGAGCGACATTAGAATATTATTCGAGGTCTTGGAAAGACTGACCGGCGCGGCGACTTACTTCAACACGACACAGCGCAAGAACCAGACTTTGGGGCAGGACTTGCTGGTGGACAAGCAGTCCGAGACCCGCTTTGGCTTGTGGGTAAGTAGAATCCAGCAGGACATCGCCGAGGCGATTGGGATGTGGTTTGAACTATACCAGGATTATCCTCCGAAGGGCTTAGCGGAAAGAGTAGTGGGCGAGGACGGGGAAAAACTATTTCCAAACCTTACCATTGACGCCTTGAGGGGCAACACGACCGTTAACATAACCCCTGACCCCGTGGCAGGCTCGAAGATATACCGCAAGCAACTCCAGATGGCGGCGTTCCAGATGGGCAGTCAGATGTTCTGGCTTAATCCGCAGGTCAACCCGCAAGGGAACTGGAATCTGTGCGCGGACACCTTAAAGGAAATCAAGGGATTAAGCGACAACGACGTCAAGCGATACCTTGGCGAGCAGCCTAAAGGTCAGTTTGACGAGGCCGAGGTCGAGAACGAGTGGATTAGGTTGTTGAACGGTGAGGACTTTGACCCGCCGGAGGGTGAGACGGCGATGGCAATCCAGCATCTCAAAGGACACCAGAAGCAGAAGGAAGAGAAATACCACTTATTG